CAACACGGCATCAGCGAAGGCGCTATTCGTAAGCGCGCCAAGCGTGACGACTGGTCGCGTGACCTGAATGCGAAGGTGAAAGAACGAGCCGACGATCTGGTACGCAAAGCTGAGGTACGCAAACAGGTACGCAGTGAAGTCACTTTTAACGAACGCGTACTCATCGAGGCGACAGCTGAGGTAATAGCCAATGTTCGCATGGAGCACCGCGGCGATATTAAGCGTGCCCGACAGATAACGAATGCCCTGTTTGATGAGTTGGGGGCAGAGTGTGCAGACGTGGCCGCACTGGAGAAGCTCGGAGAGTTGATGTTAGACCCTGACGACAAGGGTCAGGACAAGCTCAATGAGATTTACCACAAGGTCATCAGTATGCCGGAGCGCGTTAAGTCGGTTAAGGCACTGAGCGACGCGCTGAAGAATCTGATCGGGCTTGAGCGTCAGGCCTACGATATCGACGGGCCGGAAGGCGACAACTCTGTTAAGCAACTGTCTGACCTGATGGATTCTCTGTCTCAGGGGGCGTAATGAAACCTGAGCACATCAAGCTGCTGGCCGACAAAGACTGGCGGCTTAACAATCTTTACTGGATCACCGACAAAGAGGGAAAGCCTACGCGGTTCAGGATGACACCTGAGCAGCGGGAATACTTCGAGGGGATCCACACCCGCAACATCATCCTTAAAGCTCGTCAGCTCGGCTTCACAACAGAGGTGTGCATCATCCAGCTCGACGCGGCTCTGTTCGAGTCGGCGAAGTGCGCGCTGATTGCTCACACGTTGAATGACGCAAAGCGCTTGTTCCGCGAAAAGGTGAAGTACGCATACGACAAGCTGCCGGCAGAGATAAAGGCGGCCAACCCGGCGAGCAATGATTCGTCTGGTGAGCTCGTCTTTAAGAAGGGCGGCTCGCTCTACGTCAGCACGTCGTTTCGTGGCGGTACGCTGCGCTATCTGCATGTTTCAGAGTTCGGGAAGATATGCGCCAAGTATCCGGATAAAGCCCGTGAAATCGTCACTGGTGCCTTTGAGGCGGTATCGACCGGATGCTTCGCTACTATCGAGAGCACGGCAGAGGGCCGGGCGGGTTACTTCTTCGATTACTGCCAGACGGCAGAGAAAGCGTTGCTGCAGGGGAAGCCCTTATCCGCGCTGGACTGGAAGTTTTTCTTCTTCTCCTGGTGGAAGAACCCGCAGTATGCAATCGACCCGGTCGAACCTCTGCCGGTGCGCCTGCTTGAGTACTTCGCTGAAATGGAGGCGAAGCACGGCGTAGTTGTCAATGAACGCCAGAAAGCCTGGTACTACGCTAAAGAGAAAACGCTCGGTGATGACATGAAGCGCGAATACCCGACCATTCCGGCCGAGGCATTCCAGCAATCGGTCGAGGGCGCGTACTACGCCAAACAGTTCCGCTGGCTTTACGCCAACAAGCGGATCGGCCAAATCCCTGATAACTCGCACCTGCCGGTGCATACGTTCTGGGATATCGGCGTGGGTGACTCCACGGCGATCTGGTTTGTTCGTGAGGTCGGCGAAGAGTTCCACATTATCGACTACTACGAAAACTCCGGCGAGGGGCTGAGGCATTACATGAAGGTGCTGAAAGACCGCGGCTATGAATACGGCGAACACTGGGGTCCGCACGACATCGAAAACCGCGAGTTCGGCGCTGATGCCAAATCGCGTAAAGAACTTGCGCAGGAAGGCTATGAAATCGACGGACAGGTTTACTCGATGACGTTCAATGTTGTTCCGAAAACGGGTGTCGATACCGGCATTGAGTCGGTGCGTGAAATTCTCCCATCCTGCGTCTTCGATGAGGAGAAATGTGCCGAGGGCATATCTCACCTCGAAGGCTACCGCAAGGAGTGGGACGACAAGCGCGGGTGCTGGAAAGACAAACCGCTTCATGACTTCACATCACACGGTGCTGATGGCTTCCGTTACTTTGCGGTAGCGAAGAACAACCACAAGCAGGTCGGCGCAGTATTCTTCTAAGGAGCTCATCAGTGAGTGAACAACAAAGCGAGGTTTCATTCCTCGTTAATGCCCTTGCTGATGCTATCGGGCGGCAGCGCATGCTGTACGCAGGCCAGCCGGGAAACACCAAACGCACGAAGTTGTGGGATGAGTTCGGCTATCCAAACAGTCTCGAGTTCGACCGCTACTACCGGGCATACGAGCGCAACGCGGTGGCGTTTGCCGCAGTCCATAAGCTTCTTGATTCGTGCTGGGTTGATAACCCGACGATCATAGACGGTGACGACGGCAAGGAGTCAACCGAGACAACGGGCTGGGAGAAATCAGCCACTAAGCTGCTGAAGAAGCACTGGCCGAAAATTAAGGATGCGGATCGCCGTAATCTTGTCGGTCGGTACTCGGCATTGCTCATTCAGTTCCGCGACGGCAGGGAGTGGAGTGAGCCGGTAGACAGGTCAGTGGTAGCGAGGCTGAAAGGCAAGGCCATCGTTAAGCTGATCCCCGCGTGGGAATCGCAGGTCAAGCCGGGCAACTTCGACACAGACACTCTTTCAGAAACCTACGGGCAGCCTGTTTCGTACAACTTCAACGAGCAGCCTGTCGGCGATGATGGTACGTACGGTTCGGTGCGCGGCGTTACCGTACACCCCGAGCGAATCATCATCCTTTGCGAAGGCTCTGAAGACGAAAACATGCTCTCTGGGGTGCCATTCCTGCGCGCAGGCTACAACAAACTGCTCGACCTTGAAAAGGTATCGGGTGGTAGTGCCGAAGGTTTCCTGAAGAATGCCAGTCGCCAACTCGGGATTGCGTTCGATAAAGAGACCAACATTGCGAACCTGACCAAGGCAGCCACGGACGCTGGCTACAAAGACCTTGGCGAGGCGCTTAACGACAAAGTCGCCAAGATGAACCGTGGCACTGATGCTGCCCTGGTAATGCAGGCCGGTACGCCTTCGGTACTCTCCGTTGCAGCGGCAGATCCATCCCCTACATGGACAGTGGCCGCCAACGAGTTTGCATCTTCGATTCAGTGCCCATTCACCATCCTGTTTGGTCAGCAGACGGGGCGACTTGCCTCCGATGAGGACAAAACAGACTGGGCGAAGCGCTGTAACGGCCGCCGCTGGGGATTCCAGTCGATGGTGGTCGAGAGCGTGCTTGAGCGCTTCTGGACGGTTGGTGTCATTGACCCGCCATCATCCGGAGAGGTCACATTGGCATGGTCTGATCTGCTCGCGCCGAGCGAAAAAGAGAAGATAGCCAACATGCAGGCAATGGCTGTCGTGGCGAAGGATACCCAGCAGGCATACGGCACACCGGCGGTGGATGAAAACGAAATTCGCGCAGTTGGTGAACTGGAGCCTCGCAATGTTGTTCAGCCACCTAACCCTGATAAAAAGCAAACCGATAAGGATCCGCTGACAGATGATGATGACAGCGCAAACCAGAATCGGGACGCCAATCGTACCGCGCAATAAAGCTGACCCGACGCAATCATCGCGGCAGGTCAGCAGGATGTTCAATGATATCGAAGACCGGTATCTGAACATCAAGCGAAGGCTAAAGGCACTGTTTGACCAAAGGCTGACAGGGCAGCAGAGAGAGACTAACGCGCAGCAGTCGTGGATGTTGTGCAACAACGAAGGCGCTGAGCCTTCGCTGTATCAGGTCAATGCTGGTAAGTTCATCTACGACATGACCGCCGCTGAGCTGGCCGACCTGCTGCAGGTAGTTCAGTCGATTCTGGATGATGAGCTTCTTGATGGCGGCAGCCAGAACCTATGGGCGATGGACTATGTCATTGCGGAATATGACCGCGGCACGTTAAACGCCTTCACCAACCTGTCGGTGCAGTCGCAGGTTTACGCCAGTCAGACGACGCTACAGCAGCTTTTAAGCAGCCCCGGCTACCTTAATCAGGTGGCGGCGGCCAGGCTGACAACGTTCAGTGACTGGAAGTTCATCAGCGACACCACCCGCGGCGACCTGACCAACGTCATCACCGACGCAGTGGCGCGGGGCGTTAATCCACGCGAGACGGCCAGCGTCATTAGCAAGCGCCTTGATGCGTCGATGTCGAAGGCGAAGACCATCGCTCAGACTGAGCAGGTTGGCGCGCTGCGGCAGGCTCAGTGGAATGAAACGGACTGGGCTGCTGACCGGCTGGGACTGAATACCGGCCTGCTGTGGTTGTCAGCGCTCAAGCCTACGACGCGCACCTGGCACGCCAGCCGTCATGGCAAGGTCTACACCACCGAAGAGGTGCGGGACTTCTACGCTGAGAATGGAAACCGGTATAACTGCTACTGCAGCCAGATTCCGGTACTGCTCAACGACGACGGCAGCATATTCAACGAAGGGCTTGCAGAAAAATTGGCTAAAGAGCGCAAGCAGTGGAATGTAAGTTCATGATATAAAAAACACGAGCATTAACTAATAAGGAGAGCTCATGTTTTTCAATTCTAAGTTACACACAGGACCGGCAAACTGTCAAAAGCCAGACCACGGTATGCTAATTGGCGATCTTCTGCATGTGAGCATGACTAAAGATGGTGCCTTTAATGCTGCTAGATTTACAGCAAAAGCGCATGATGATTTCAAAGAAGCGAACATGATTGTTGATGCTTTAAGGCGTGATCTCCAAAGTAATATCAAAGTTTGGTCCGTTGGGGTGAATGGTGAGACTCTACTGGAAGGTAAGTTGATGAAAGTTGAGACTATTAGTGATATAGCTGCCAACCGTCTCATAGATGAAATCAGCGTTACTATTTACATTCCTATTGTGTAATTAATCAATTAGTTAAAGGCCGCTTCGGCGGCCTTTTTTATTGCCTGTAATCCACCAATGAGGACCCAGCATGAAACGCAACCGCGTTAACGTGCTGACCGTCGTCAACTCCGCTTCAAACATCACCACTGAAACCATCGACGGCAAGCCACATCTCGTGGTTCGCGGCATCACGCCTGTCGTGGACGATATCGTGATGAACCGGAAGTTGTACCCGGCAGCAGAAATCGAAAAAGCCTACAACACGCTTGAGCGTAACCCGATGCCGCTGGGCCACCCGAAAGTGGACGGCAAGCATGTGTCGGCGCGTGATGTCCGGGCGGTGAATGAGTACCACGTCGGAGCCTGGCTACAGAACGTCAGCCATAAAGACGGGAAGGTAACGGGCGACATGTACGTTAACCGCCAGTACGCCGAGTCGAGCGACAAGGGCAAGCGCCTGATCAACCGCCTGGATGAGATGCTGGCCGGTACCAACTCCGACCCGATCCACATATCCACCGGTCTGCTGTATTCCGGCATCGCCGCCAATGGCGAGTCGAAGGGCAAGAAATACAACGAGATCGCCACCAACATGATGTTTGACCATGTGGCGGTTCTGCTTGATGAGCCTGGCGCCGGAACGCCGGAGGAGGGCGTAGGCATCTTCGTTAACTCAGAAGGTGATGAGCAACAGATTGAAGTTGTCCGCCTTGCTGACGGAATCGACTGCACCCGAGATGGCCTGATCAACAAAACCAAATTCTTCTTCACCAATGCCTCCAACTTCTCTTTTGACGACATCTCCCGCGCTATCAGCGACAAGCTGCGCGAAGGTGATGAAGAAGATAAGTGGCTTTGGCCTGAAACGGTGTGGCCGGACAGCTTCATCTACCGCGATGACACCAAATACCTGAAACAGAAGTACCTCATCGATGATGACGGCAAGGCCGTGTTCGTCGGCGAACCTGTAGAAGTCGTGCGCAAACCCACTGAGTACGAGATTAAAACCAACGGAGAGAA